CCTTCCCATACCGAGCCGCCAGCGGAATTGATTCGCAAATCCAAATGGCGTGTGTTGTCCACACCTTTGGTTGCTTCCATGAAATCCTTCGCCGTGAATCCTTCTCCGCTCCAAGGGTCTGCGCCGATGTCTTGGTAAATCATTACCTCAACCGGCGTATCAGAGTCCTTGTCAAACATGACGGAAATTTTTCCGCCCTTGTAATTCACGGTTCGGTTTTCAAATTTTGCAATCTGCTCGTCAAGCCAAGTGTCGGCACAATCACCCGCAACCGTGACGCCGCGATTTTGGAGAAATTCAATTTTGCGTTTTCTGTTCATGCGGCTTGCAACTCCTTTTTATTTTCAGGCGGCTCGCCCGTAAGTTGAATTTGACCCTGCATCAAAGCGGGCAAGGTGGTTTTGATGCCCAATTTTTCGAGCATCTTTTGTTCGCGCGCGAGTTGCTTGAAAACTGTCACCGTGCTTAATCCGAGCGGTGAAAGAATCATGTGATAATTAGTTGCGCCCGCCGCAAGGCTCATCAAATTTGCATTGGTGACATAGCCGTAATCAACATTGCAAGCCGCTGGCTGTTGAATGTGGATGCAATCGCGCCAATTCGCGGGCGGGTCAACCACGCGAGAATCATTGCGAATTGCCCACTCCATGAAATAAATAACCGCTTCGCGCGTAAAGGCTTTCCATTTTTGGTAGTCGCCTTTGAAATAGGCGTCGGCAGAATCAAGTTGCGCGCGAACTTCCGTGCCTTGTGACCGCGCCGATTGGCCGGAAATCTTTTCAAATACAAGGCAGCGCGGGGCGTGTGCGCCAGCGCAAACCGAATTAACTAAAAATTCCAAAAGGTTTAACGTCGCATCGCTTGGCCGCGTCGGAGCCATGTTGATGGCTTTTTCACCTGTCTTTAATCCAAAAATGTATGCGCCAGTTTCTTCGCGGAAAACTGCGGTGCGCTTATCCCAATCGGTTGTTGTTGACGCTGGCGCGGACGGACGCCCCATTGCTGCGTTAATGCGCTCAAGTTTTGGGTCAAGCGGATTTGCGGCCTGTCCGCTTGCGCTTTCAATCGCTACGGCGCGGACGCTCTGCGCGTTTTGCGCGGTTAATTCAATTGTGATAACATCTTCCAGCTTGTTCAAATTGACTTCGCAGGAATAGAAATCAGAAACGCTGCGCGGCTGGTCTGCACGATGAATGTTTCGCAGTTGCCAAATCTGTTCGCAAGGTATCATCACCCATGAATCATTTTGTTCAAATGATGTCTGACCGCTGCGAACCCAAAATCCGATTTTATCAAGCATCGTGCGCCCGCTTACGTCAACCGTTTTATATTGAACCCCATCAACCAGCGTGATGCCTTCTTGCTCAAATTGATTCCAAGGCGATTCGCATCGGTGTCCTTCAACAATTTGCAGGACGGGTTTCGGCACGTTCAAAATGCGATTGTCAAACGATAACGGAAGATTTTTGCGCGTCTTAAGAATTAAAACGTCGCCGTCAACTTTTTGACAGCGATAGGCGACTTTCAAAAGTTCGGCCATGCTTTCACCATTCCAGCCGCAGTGCTGAAACCATTCTTGAATCACGCTTTCCGCGCGCTCAAACCATGAATTGTCGGCATCTTCCGAAATGTCGTCGCTTGGATAAAACGAGACGTGAAGCCCGCTTGCGCCAACAGTGTAACGCTCACCAACGGAAAGAATTGCTTCTGTGAGTGGCGAGTTTTGCGACCAATAACGCATCCGGCGCAACATCTCGCGGCGCGTGATATAGTTCTGGTCAAACTTGGCATCTTGAACGAGCGACGGCAGATAAGAAAACTTTCCGCCAGTAGCCAGCGGCCAGCCGCCCTCATACCAGTTTTTAGTTCCGTGAAATAATTTCCGGCAAGTGTCGGATTTTGGAAAAGTCTTTTGAAGGACTTTGGTGGCATTAAGCGCAATCCGTCCAAATGTCGGAAAATTAGCGGAGTCGAAAATTAAAGCTGTGATTGGAGATTTCACCAGCACGCTCCTTCTGGTATGAAGTTTCCATCGTATGCGGTAGGCTCTAAACGCAAATAGGAAACGTCCGGCTGATAATCATAGACGGGCTTCAAAACCCGCTGCATGAAAGGATAAACCGCAATGTCCGCGTCTGGCGGTTGCGCGGGATTATAATTCGCGTATTGCGGGAAGGCTTCAATAAACCATTGCGCGGGCGGCGATGTCGGCTCATTTTGAATAAGCCAAATAAATCCGTTCAGCTTATTATTTTCGCGGTCGTAAAGCTCAATCAGCATCCGATAAGATTGCTGAAGCTGCGCGGGAGTGTAGCTGCCAACGCCAGCACTGCGATAAGATTGAGAAGCCGAATTTTTAGAAACTGAACCGATTGAGCCGCCTGAAAATAAATTGCCCGCCGCGCGCTCTTGATTGCGAAGCTGTTGACGTAAACTTGACGCGCTATTGGGAGCATCGTCCCAAGCGTTCTCCAAAAACATTTGCAGTGTCTCAACGGCTATATCCATCCTGCCTTATTATTGGCACGGAGTGTCTATTTTTAATAGACACTAGAAAACGCTAACGCAAAAGCATTAGTTATTGAGACAAAAAAATGGCAACGGCATGAGCGCGAGAAGATGCGCGAAGTTTTTGCAGTATGGCGCGGACGTGACTGCCAACGGTATTTTTCTTGATGGCAACCGAGTCAGCGATTTCCTTGTCCGTCTTACCTTTTGCAATCAGCTTGACGATTTGCTCTTGGCGCGGCGATAGGTTGGTTTTCATTTCGGCTGCTCCTTTGGTTTTTCGTGGCAACCGCACTTGCATTTCTCGCGCGGCGAAAAAAAACTTTTGACGGTTTCCGCAATCGCCTTGCGAGCGTTTTGAACTTTGTTTCGCGGTGATTCGGTTTCGGGTGTTTTCATTTTGGCAATGGTGTTGCGTTTGTTGCTGGCGCAATCAGTCTAGCGGTTTCAGCAATTTCCTTTTCCTGAATCGCCATGATTATCGGCTCGGCGGCGGAAAATAATCCGTCGCGTATTTCTTCGGCGAGCAATCCATTTCGGATTGCGACAACGACATTTATTTTTAAGTTTTCGTGAAACTGTTTGCGGGCGGCGTCTAGGTTCATGCGTTTTCTTTTTCTTTCTTCATTGCCTGTATAGCATCGAAGCTGATTAAATTCAAGCGGTATGCTCCAACGAAATTCATTAGCTCGCAAGCGTGTAAATGGTCGTCCCAATCAGAGCGTCGAGATTGCCAAGTGTAATCACGCGGATTGTTTTTCTTTGGCTTGCGAACTTTTCCAGCCATGTGCTTGTGATACTCCTCGGTGTCCATTTCCGGCGAGATTGTCCACTTTAAATGCGTCTTACTCGTCCGCACGTTGTCCATCATGTCCTCAAACAAATCCGACAGGAACTCTAAAAGTTCAATCCGCATCTGCTTGGCTAAATCTGTTCCGCTGTAAGGGTCAATGTTTGGATTGACGCGGTAAGGACGATAAAGCCCGCTTTCCTCATCGCGGAATTGTCGCTTGCCGCCAAAAGCCTTCATCGGATTCCAGCCGTTGACCATCGGCAATTTGTCTTGGATTGGCGGGTCTAGCTGGCATCGCGTCGGCATTTTTATATTCGCGCAATTTCTCAAAACTTCCGACTGCGAAAAGCCAACATCCAAAAACACCGCTTGCGGGATGATTTGATGTTTCGCTTGCAAGTCGTCCAATTCGTCCCATTGATTGAACGCCTTGTATTCAATGCCGTGGCAAGCGTCTGTTCCGTTCCATGCGCGGACAACTGCCCAAAAATACGGCGCGTGTTCGTGATAATCCACGGACAAAATTTTCAACCATTCGCCGGTTAATTCTATGTGGCGTCCGGCAGTTCCAACGCGGTCAACTGACACTGATTGATTAACATCCGGCTCGGCTAAATCAGAATTGATAAAGCCTTTTACGCCATCAATGCTCCGTTTCGCCGTCAGAAACTTTTTTGCCATCGCGCCAAAATCGCAATCGCGCGAAGTCGAATACATGGACGGCAAATGCCAGCCGATATATCCCGGAACACCCTGCGCGGTCGCTCGCCATTCGCCATGCTTCAACATTTCATGTTTGTGCGAATTTAGAATCTTGCCTTGGCAATGCGGGCAAACCATGTGCGCGGATTTAACTACGCGGTCTAAATCCCAGTCGCCGTTTTGCGTCCGCGCTTCGTCGTCCCATTTGATATACGCTTCGTAGCCTTGCGGTTCAAAAACGGAGAATCGTTTTGACCATGCAAAGACAATTTTTTCAGAGCAATGCGGACACGGAAGAAAAAATCTGCGCTTGTCGGATTTCTTGAACTCTTCCCAGATGCCGGTATTGTCCAAGGTCGGCGTTGATTGTTTGTAACGCCGCGATTCGGGAACGGATTTTGTGCGCTCATCTGCCAGCGTGACCGGATTAGCTTCTTTGCTGGTTTCCGTCTGTTCTGGGTATTTGTCAATCTCGTCTTGCCAAACCACGTCGCAACGATTTTCGGCAAGCTGGCTAGCGGAGTTGCTGCCCGTCACGTCGATGATGCTGCCGTTGATTTGCATCTGCCCGCTTGTGAAATCAAACCGCGCCGCGCCAGTTGGAATTTTATCGCGCAAAACTTTCGTCGCGCGAATCGCTTTGTGCAATCGCGTCTTGGCGAATGAACGCGCTCCCGCTGGCCCTGTTCCGCCAGTTGGCTTTACAATTAAAGCCCGCGTCGGCTCGTTTGCCAGTCGGTAGCAAATCCCCGCCATGTTGGAAACCGTCTTGCCCGCGCCCGTGCCAAACACCGCAACGAAATCCGTTCCGCTTTTAAGGTTTTCCGGCAGCGGGCCCCATGCGTCAACCGGCTCGCGCAAATACTCGCGGCCAACAAAAGTGAACGGGCCTTTTATCTTTGGCTCGTTAAGCACGAAGTTTTCTTCCGCCCAAACACTTGCAAGCTGAATTGGTTTCGGCGCACAAAACCTTTCAACCAAAGATTTGAGATATTTTTTATCCTGCGAGCGCATCTTCGTTTTTTGGTTCTTTCAAATTCACTTTCAGCTTTTCCACAAATTGACGCAAAACTTTTTCAGCCGTTTGCGGGTCTTGCGGGTTGCAAAGTCCGGCGTAAATTTGCGGCAACTGCTCCAGCTCCAAGCGCAATGGCGCGAGCAAATCAAACCACAAGGCTTTTTCAATCGTGGGCAATTCCATCAATTCGCCGTCCGCAACTCGGTTTTCTCTTTCCTTCGCGTCCGCATCGGCGGCGGCGATTCGCGCCAACGCTTCATCTTTATCCGACATCAATGCTTTGAAAATTTCTTGCGCGGGAATTTTATCGTGCGGCTCAAAACGATACTCGCGCTTCTTTAAGCGCAGTTGAATTGTTTTGGGGTCTTTGCCTAAAGCTGACGCCCATGCGCCAATGCTTGCGCTGATTTCGCGTTCGTCAGGAGTTTTCATTTATGCCAGACAAAATAAGCTGGGTCAATCAAGTGAGGTCTTTCATAAGAACAAATCCCCGCCAGACTCCGCGAAAGTGTAGTTTGTGACGACCGCGCAATCGCTCGGCCTTGCGGGAAAGTTTTCTTTTATGGTCGTCACAGGCCAACCATGCGACATGATTTAAAATTTGACAAGGAAAATCGCTATTCTTCCGATTCTAATTTTTCGCGGACTATTTGTTTAATGTTTTTTCCCTTGTTTAATTCACGCTCGCGCTGGCGATACTCTCTGCGCTTTTCTCTGAAATACTGACGGCGCGATTCCTTGCTCATCATTTCTTTGTATTTTCCATGATTCAGCAACCGCCAGCCGCCTTCAATTTTTTCAATGCGCCGCCCTTCGTTTTGAGAAGTTAGACTTGCAGAGTCGGGCGCGAGAAATTTGTCCAATGCGGCCTGACACGCATCTAGTTCCACGCGAGCATCGCGGGCGAGCTTTGAAACGGTGCAAACAACGCAGCCTTTTTCATCGGTTAGCGCAAGCATCGTAATCCACACTAGCCGCGTCTTATCGTCCTCGTCCCAAATTGAGCTTGAAAGGATTCTGTGAAATAGTTTTGTATATGTTTTGTCCATGCGGAAATTTATCACATTCGTTCAGCATCGCAAATTAAAATTGAACATTTGTGAACAGTTCACTTGTCCACACATATAGATATAGATACAGCTACAAATTTACTTTCCGAACACCCCTTAAAAAATCCAGAATTTAGACAAGTAGCTTTCACGGATTTCCCCCCTAAGTCGCAAGTTGCTCTTGCTTAATATGTTCACATGATAGCTTCCTTATGGGGGGGGGGCTATACAGCCTATTGGTATGCCCTATATCGCATACCAGTATGGTCTATTGAGCCTATCGCAATCGGCTGAAGCCTGATTCATTGATGCGCTTTCCCGCGTGAAACGTCAAACTAGATTTAGAACAATTCTAAATATGTCAATTTCGGACTGTGTTTATGCGGGTTTCAATGGGGTGAAAATAAATGAAAATAGTTAGTGACATCCTAAGCGGTTATGGTAAAGTTACTTTGTCAGAGGCAATCAAGTCCTGATAAAAAAACAAAAGCAATCACATGAAAACAAAACTTACTAACGAGGAAATGATTCGGCTTCAAAATATAGCCGACAAACTGCAATTCGCCGGATATGGCGGCAGTTTGCAGAATCAGCGGTCAGCGGATGGCGACGTTAAACTGATTCGCAAAATCATCGCAATGAACAAAACAACTTTGCCGGTTGCGTGATTGCTCTGGCGGCGGGGACAGCCAACCCGCCAAACTTTAACCAATAACCAAAATAAAATTATGAAAACACAAAGCCAAGACAAGGCGATGGCGATTGATACAACCGCAACGCCCTGGCACTACAATAAAACAACGGGGCAGGTTTTATCTTCAACCAATCGCCGTATTTGCGGAATTGCTTACGGCTCTAATTCAATGCCGACGCAAGTTGAGCACGATTTAGCAGATATTATTGTTAAATCCGTGAACGAACGTGCCGCGCTGGTGGCGGTGGAGGAAACATTGAAGCTTATTTCTGAAGGCGACGTGATGCGGTTAAATCCGTCATTTACCCATGCCGATACCGTGCTAGCTTACCAGAAGCTTGCATCTAAAGCCCTAGCCAACCTTGCAGCCGTGCGCGAAGGAAAGGCGGTGCAATCGTGAAACAACTTTCTAAACGCGCAAACGCGCATAACCAAAAAACAAAATGAAAAAACTACTCACATTAATATCCTGCGCCCTTGCGCTAAACCTAAACGCGGCTGTGCCTGACAGCTTGGCAATACGCGCAATCATTGGCGAAGCTGGCAATCAGCCGATTGAAGCGCAACGCGCAATAGCGTCTGTGATACGCGCTCGCGGCTCGTTACGGGGCATTTACGGCGTGAACAACCCTTGTGTGGCGAGGGCTAGTGAATCAACACGCCAACGCGCAGCGCGAGCGTGGGCAGATTCGGCAACCGTGGACTATTCGCATGGCGCAAGGTTCTTTGGATGCAAGGCTGACGACGCTTATTTTACCGCGCATCATTTCAAGCTCGTTTTCACCATTAAACAAATCAACTTTTGGAGGGAATAAATTATGATTACGATGTCATTTGTCGCCTATCGTTTTTGCTCTTGGTGCGGAAACGGCATGGGAACGCGGGAAACCATCTCGGCATTACGCGGAAAGCCAACTGACGGCATTTGTCCAGATTGTGCGCAGACATTCCGAAACCATATTCCCAAACGCTCAACGCGCTTTTTTACAATGCCAGACGACGACCAGAATAGCCCGCAAACGCTCCAGAATCGTTTTTAACGCATTTTTAACCTATGACCACACAAACAGACACCCGAAACCCCGCTGCCGTCGCTCTTGGCAAGCTGGCGAAAGGCAAGACATCGCCCAAAAAGTCGGCATCAAGTCGAATCAACGCGGCTAAAGCCTCGCAAGCGGCAATTGCGAAACGCGCTCAAATCAGGCATAACGCGGAAATTGCGGCGTTGTTGACGAAAGGAAACCAATGAAAAAGCACAAAGGACTACCGGATTATCGTAATCGCGGTGAATACATGAAAGCATGGCGCAAACTAACGGGCAGCGACCCGAACAAGGCGCGAAAGGCTAAACGCAACAACGGCTATCGGAAACCTGAAAGCAATCTAGGATTAACCGGCGGACTGGCGAAGTATTGGGAGTGGATGTCGCCGGATAATTGCGGCGGCATGACCGAGCGCGTGGGGATTTGAACCTGTAAGCAATTCTTACAAGTTGGCGCGGGATGTCAAAAGACTCCCGCGCTGTTTTGCTAAAACGGAACTGAATTTGAATCGTCGCTTTGTGGCGACTTCGGCGCAACCATCCTTGATTGCTTCGCCGCTTCTGGCGACCAAGTATCAAGCCAAACGGTGTGCGTGTCGCCGTATTGCCCGATTTCTTTTCGCTCACTGATGCCGAGATTAACGAAGCCTTTCGCGTTCTTGTATTGTGTCAGAAAAGCAATCATCTTTTCGGCGTTGATGCCTAGTTTCAAAATCGTTTTGCCAGATTGAAACGTGATTTGCTTTGCGCTGACTCCGTTGCAGTATGTTTTCTGTTCAGTATTCATGTTTTTATTCTACTATGGATGAATAAACGCGGGCAAATTCCGGCTGATAAAAAAGGTCGTAATCCTTTTTCATAATCCGTCGGCCTTTGACCACCTTCATTTTTATTTCTGTTTGGTTTTCGTTTGGTTCAAGAATGATGACGTTGTGCGCCTCGTGTGCAACTACGCGAGACTCGCGCAGCTTTCCGTCATCATTAAGTTGTGAGAGGACAATAAACGGTAATTTTACTTGCTTCGCCAGCGTCCGCAATCCACGCGCCATGATTGCGACCTGCTGCTCGCGTGGCGCGTTGTCGTTGTCTGGTGAAATGATTTGAACATAGTCAATCACCACAAGTCCGATTTTGTTTTCCACCTTCAAAGCGCGCACCCTGTCTGCGATGTCGGAAACCTTCATCATGGCTTCATCAAAAATCCAAAGCGGGAACGCGGAAAGCTCTTTCATCTGCGTTAGAATTTTTGACTGGTCGCCTTCATTGAAATAGCCTGTGTTAAAAGCATTGCGATTGATGCGGCAATTATTTGCCACAATCAAATCCGCAATTTCTTCCCTGTCCATTTCGAGCGTGAACAACGCAACTCCGTGGTTATTTTTCAACGCTCCGTTCACGAGGTTGATTGCGACGGTTGATTTTCCCTGATTTGTTCCGGCGGCAATAACGGTCATTTGACCGGCCTTAAACCCGCCAGTGTCTTTGTCAAATTCCCCAAATCCGACCTGCACCCCTAGCTTTCCGCGATTATTGAAAAGCTCCTCGTATCTTGAAATTGATTCCAGCATCAATCCACGCATCGGCCTTTCTTCTGCCACTGGAATTGATACGCGAGACTTGAGCGATTCAATTCCAGCATCATCTAGTGCGATTGCAGCGGGGTTTAGATAAAGCAATCGTTGCGCCCCGCTATCCACCGCTTTAATTTTTCGAGTCGCGCTCGGTAATCTGGAAAGCCGTGATGCGTTTTTATTTGCTTGGTCTATTCCAAATGGCTCTAGCGTGTCGAGGATTGCTTTTGCGGTGGCTCGGTAAGTGTCGGCATCGGCGCAATCCACGCGCAGCCAGCCGTGAACCGACTTTCCGCCGGACATTAAGATTGCGGCCAGAGGAAGCTTAAGGCGATGGAAAAGCGCGATTTGAGATTCAATGTCAACGGCATCTGATTCAATCAAAACAAATCGGCGCGCGGTAATGTCGTCGTCTGTTATCGCTCCATTTGAACCGCTTCCATCCTTGCAGGGATTCATTCGCAGCCATGCGCCAGCGTCAGACATTGGCACTCCGCTCTTTTGAACGTATTCAATCCATTCATCGCGCAGAACTGTGCGGCCTTCGCCAGACGGATTAGCTTTACCCTCTTTCGAGAGCGTGAACTTGCAAACAATGTTTAGCTTTTCTTCCGGCAAATAAAGCTGCTCCAAAAATAAAATCAACTCCTCGGATGGCGTTCCGCTGAAAGCAATCGGTGATGATTCAATCAACTGTTCTGGCGTCATTTTTGCGTTACCCATCCACCACTCACATTGTTCAGCCGGTGTTCGCTTTTTCTTTGGAATCGCGGCGCGCGGCGGCTCATATTTTATTTCGCCACGCTTTTCCATCGGGACGGCTCGCTCAAGACACCAGCGAACAACGCTATCAATTTCGGAAATTCCAGCATCTGGAAATTTCTCGCTTAATGTTTGTGCGACGGCAATCGGCGATAGACCAGAGCCAAGTAGCGGCAGCGCAATATCAATCTTTGCCCGATGCCGCGTTCCCTTCGGATGCGTTCCGTTTAATTTTTCAACCGTTTTGCGCGGGATGGAAATTTCACTCATATGATTTTACAAGTTGCGGCGTTACTTTCAAATGCCATTCGTCGTGACACGGTTTGCAGAGATAGTCTTTCGGCCATTTTTCGCAATCACTTCCAAAGATTGCTCGCGGCGACCAGTGATGAAGCTCACAGGTTCTTTCACCGCATTTGACGCAGCGGTTTGAAACGTCGGGCATGATGACAGGCAGTGAGTCAATCTCTTCCGCGCACAGCTTTGATTCAACCAATTCTTTTGCAATCCATAAGCCGGACGGACTCTTGAATGGATTTAGTTTTCCGCAGGGACATTTCCACGCAAAACAATACGCTCCGTTTGCGTGAATTTTTTTGTGTAGTTGAGCCTCCACCAATGTCCCGCAATCGGAACACATTCCGTTTTTAATTGTCAGGCTCATAGGTTGTATTCCTTTTTGGGCTGGTAGCAACGAGCGCGGTCAACCGCCTTGTGCCAGTTATTCAAAAGCGTATCAAGCGACCTGATGCGATAGTCAGCTTCTGGCGGGTGTTTAGCTGAATAGTATTTTTCCAAAATCAGAATGTCTTCTTCTTGAACTGGCTCAATCAATTTTAGAGCCTTAATTTCCTTGTGACTCCACACCGTTGAATCTTTCCGCTTAAACAATTTTCCGAGCCTTAACATGGTTGGCGTTGCGCTCCATTCTAAAGTTTTTTCAGAACCCTTTCCATTCTTGTCTTCTTCTTGTCTTGTCTTGTCTTGTCTTGTAGGTATGGCTATACCTAACGCTAGGGTAGCTTTAGGGTAATGATAAATTAACCCATCTTGTTGCAATCCATGCATTTCAACCAAATTCAGAATTGTTTTATGAGGTGGACAAGAATGAGACAATTTTCCGTATTGAAAGTTAATAAATTTTGGAATGAAGTATTTTCCATTACCGCACGATTCAACCCTGCTTGAAATTTCTGCCAGTGTTTTTTCTGTAATTTTCTGCCCGCAATCTGAACTCGCTAGGTTGAAGTCAATTTCAACGAGTCCAACCTTGTCGCACTGGTCTAGCATATATCCCCAAAGCTGTTTTGCCGGACTTGATAGCCTTCTAAACCAAGGGTCAGTCCATTTGTCCGTGTCGGTGAATCGCTTCATAACTCAAAAGTCAAAGGCACTACCGAGGCGCGTTGAAATTGGCGCAAAGCGGGCATGAGAAATGCCTGATTGACCAGTCGCGCACTTCGATAGTGCCGTTAAATTTCGGTTATTATTTTGCACTTTGCTTTCCGTTCGGTATTTCACACCGGCTGACAATTCAGCGCAATAACTCTCGCATCTAATTAGGGGTTGTCAAAT